GATGTCTTCGATGCATCTCCTTCGATTTCAACGATGGTCTCATTGATGATTTGGAAGTTGTTGATTGTGAAGTCTGCGTTGATTTTGGCAATGCGAAGGATGTCATTGAAGATGTCAACCACTTGCTCACGCAATGGCATCACGACATTCTTTTCAAAGATGACATATGCTTGCTTGATATCGCTACCAGAACCAAGTGAACCAGTGGTGCGGACACCCATCAAGATTGGGTCGATGGTATGGGCAAAACAAATCTGCTCGGTGTTGAGTCCAGATGCCTCTTGGAACATCTTGTCATTTTGATTGGTTGGAATGCTCTCAATCTTTGGGAGCTGGTCTTGTGAGTTCGCAAAAAATGCGACAGCCTTACCAGCGTTGGCGGCTCCCTTCATCTTGTCTATCGTGTTTCTCAAGACGTTTTTCTCCTCTTCGCTCTGTGGTCGCTTCGGGAACATCATGGCAAATGAAGGGAATACGCTGTTCTGAATGTTTGATTTTGCGAAGTAAGAAAGTTCGCCAGAGAGATATGCAAAATTTAGTGCGGATGTGTATTTTGGCAGCGGATACCACTCCTGGCCCAAGCACTCAACCTCATATACAAACAACTGACAACGATCAGTGCAAGTCGGATGATATCTTTTTATTGGCATCACATCAATGCGACTGCTCCAGTCATCACAAACAAAATAGCTTTCTGGGTCTCTACCTCTTCGCACTTTGTCTGGAGATACATTCTCCATGCGAGTGAGCTTCATCTTCTCATCGAAGTAGAGCTTGAAGTATACACGATTGTGCACAATCAATTGCTCGGTTGTGATTCTGACTGTCTTTTTTAGTTTAGATTTCTTCTCAAATGTGTACAATTCAAGAAGCTCTTGAGGTGTGGTTGTAGTTGTTTTCAGCTCAATCCCTCCACCAACTACTGCATTGGTTTTGTAGTCCACTATGGAACCATGCAGCGGAGATGAGTACACAAGCTGATTCAATACGCTTGGAAAAAGATTCGAATCCCCGAATGGAATCCAGCCAGTGGTCTGGTGTCTACCATTTACATAAGGTAGAGATAAATTGCCAGCGCCAATGTTGAGGAATGGTGTTGAGAAAGACTGATATCCCTCTACCATCTCGGGTGCTTTTTGCTGTGATGTTCTGAATCGGTCAAATATGCCCATGATTAGTCGTAAATTGATGTTGTTGATGCGCCACTGACAACCATTCTGCCCTCCTCAATGACCACTCCAGTGGTGTCACTGATTTCTGTTGGCGGTATGGTTGATTCATAAACGCTGTATGTGTATTGCCCTTTCGTTAGCTCGACATCAACGGGCTCATCCAAATAGAATAGGTTGAATCGCTCTGGATAGTCGGAGTCATCTGGTGCTGTGAAGAGAATCGGGTCGGATGTTGGATTCATTTCATTTTGAAAAACGAACAAATAGTATGGTGAAGTAAGTGTCGACACCTCTGTGAGCGTCAGCACAATCGAATTCACCTCTCCTTTATTGATGTATATCATTATAGTTATATTGCAAATAGGTCAAAAAATGTTCACAAACAAAAAAAGCCACCCGTTTGGATGGCTCTTTAAGTAGGTTAATTCAGATTATGCAATGACAGCATTGACAGCAGCTGCTTCAATCTCGTATGCAAGATAGTCATTCTCCGCCACCAAAGTAACGGAATATTTTGAGCCATCTGCACGATTTTGGCCAGAACCTTCACCAACTGCACTCAATTGAAGGTATGGGAAGTACCAATATTTCCCGTTCATGTCCTTCACGATTGCGTTGAGGTATTGCTGACCAGCACCCAAGATTTTGATTGCTTGAGATTTGTCCTGGTCACGGCGATGGAACATCAAAGAGATGGTCGCAGTGACATAAGATGAACCATTCACAAGGTCAATTGCAGCATCCTCAACATAGCTTCCAGTGTTGCGACGTATCTCGAAAGGAGTATAGTCAGGAGCACCACCAGCTAAAGTGATTGTTTCAATAGTCCAAGTGTTGGTTGCATCCAAAGCAATGGATGAAATGTTGTCTTGCTGATTAATCCAAATCTTTTCGATGCCACCACTATTGTTGTCGCACGATTTTACGATTGTTTCTAAAGCTTCACACATTTTTTTTGAATTTAGTCAGATTTTAAAAAAAAGGGGGGAATTTCACCCCCCTAAATTATTTAGGCAGCTGCGTTGTAGAATACAATCTCAGCACCGTTCACATGAGTGAATCCAACTTTCATGTTAGCACGAGTACGGATAACCGGCTCAGCAACTGTGTCAGCTAAGTTGACAGCACGCAATGCTTTGCCATCACCTTCAGCATCAAAAGAATAGATAAGATTGCCTTTCAACGTAGCGACAATTTTGGATGTCGTACCCATACCTGGACACAATACCATCTTGATTCCCAAGTAAGAGAAGTCGAGGGCTTGAGTCAAGTTGGCTTGAGTGTTGGCAGCAGCAACAGCAGCACGGTAAGCCGTAGCAACTGGAGTCGATACATAGATTCTCAAGTCTTCTTGGTTGGCGATTACAGCAGCTGGGATAGCAGCGTAAACTAAAGCTAATTTAGCAAGGACATTCGATGGAGTGATCGCAACTGGTGAAGCGATATCAATCACAGCTGAATCAGCAAGCAATCCTTTTACATAACCATCACACAATGCGAGGGCTGGTACTAATGATTCAGTATCACCTAACCAGCGAAGCTTCTCGATGTTCTCAGCGATTGTTTTTGCCATCTCATTCCAGTAGAAATCCATGAAAGATGCAACAGTGAAGTCACCGTTTGAACCTTTTGTCATTTGAAGAGATACGAATGATTGCTCCAAATTGAATTGGCAGATTTCAGCCATTGCTGACAATCCACATACATCGATTTCAACAGATGAGAGGTCATCAGTGCTCGCATTCCATCCGCAGTTCTCTGCTTGGAGGACCTGACCGAATGTTACGGTTGAAATTTTAGTCTTATATTTGACACCAGGAAGTGTACGGTAGTTGTCAACTACTTCCTCATTCAAATACGCACGAGAATAGAATGCCTCGCTGTTTGCTTGCAATAACGCTGATGCGTCAATGTCCAAGTCGAATCTTAATTTTCTGCTCATTTTGGTTTGTTTTTTATTGGTTATTTAGGTTTAAAAATTTACTAACTGCGCTGAATTTGTCTTGCATCGACATTTTTTGTTTGTTGTCGGTAGCCTCAACTTCAACTTCTTTTTCGCCATACATCTCTTCCATCTGATTGCGAAGGTCTGCAAGCATGGCAATCAATGCCTTCTCACGTTCCTCAATCACTGGCAAGACGATTGCAAGAATCGCTTCTGCATCTGCTGTCGGGTCGATAGCCATTTCTTCATCAGTGATGGTTGAATCTTCAGTCACTGTCTCCTCGACTGTGGTGTCTTCCAACGCTACTGGCTCAGCTGCCATCTCTTCTTCAACCACTTCAGCGGTTTCTTCTTTTTCCATCTCTTTGATTTCAATAACCTCGCCGCCTTTCACGACATAGATTTTGTCCTCAACAAGATATTCTCCATCTGGTAACTTGTTCATGTTATTTAGTTTAATTTGTTCCGATAATTTAAGACCAAGAAAGCCCTCGATTGACAATCCGATTTGACCATCTTCAACCAATTTGTTGTAGTACTCGGGGTCAGTTACTTGGACAGTCATCATGAGTGTGCCTTGTGGGACCTCCATACCAAATGTGCTGAATGCTTTGTCCTTGGTTGGGTTGTCCACAGTCCATATATCAAGGATGTAGGCTGGTACCTTCTTTTCTGTGTCATGCTCCAGGTTAAAGATGTCACGATTGCGGAGGTCGGCCATGAATTTCGAGTGAATCTTGTCGATGACCTCAGCAGTGAACTGCACATAATACTCGCCATCTTCTTTGTTGTTGCGATAGATGTCCATAGGTATCATTGCCGGTGCCGTGATGCGATACTTTAGATCGTCAGCGAAAATCATTTTTTTCTCTGCGCTGAAAGCCATCCCCTTGACCTTGATTGCTGGTGTCTTGGTGAACGCAATCATCTCGATGCCTAAGTTTTCGCCATCGGCAAACTCATCTTCGATTGTGATTTTGTAAACTGGAATATCTTTGGTCATGCTTATATTGCAAAATTTGTATCTTTGTTCATAAATTGATATTATGATACAAGTATTTGACCAGGAGATTCCTAACAAAATGGATGAGCTCACGATTGAGCAGTTCGAAAAAATCAGCCAAATTTTAAACAACCAAGAGTTCGACAACATCGA